GGAGAAGGGGCAGCGAGGTGTACCGCCCCTTCTAACTTGTCTAGTTTACAACATACTCAATGATGAAAGCCATATCACCACCAGTTCCACCTGTCGCATTGAAAGTTGCGGCAATGTAGTAGAACCCGCCTGGATCAGTGCTGTCACCAGCCATTGTGTATAGCTGCTGTCCAGTGGTGTTAAGGTTAGCTGCTTCATAACGAAGCTCTGCTAATGCTGCACCATCGGCAACAGAAGTAGCAAAGAAATCTTCGTCTTTTACAGCACCAGCATCAGTGTAGATACCGACATTGTATGTGCAGCTTCCACCCAAACCATCTGCGCCTACTTGCAAAGATACAATGGATGCATTGCTTGGAATCGGTGCAAGCATAACGATGTCATCGTCAGTGCTATCACCAGCCGCCAAAGCAACATTACCTTGAGCTATTCGGAGTACACCTTGTAGCTCTTGGGCTTTATTAGCAACTTGAGGGGAAGCCTCAAGATTTGCTACCAAGTCAGAATTTTTAGTAGTCATCTCTAGCTCCTATTAGTCTGGGGTTTCATCACAGAAGATTTGGCAAACCTTGTTTTCTTCCATGCGTGTCGATCCAATCGACATACAGTAGTAAACTTGGGTTGCGTAACCTTTGTCTGCGCGTTCATCAATCCTAGCGGAAATGTCTTTACCTATACCCAAGGTAAGACCATCTTCAGCCCAAGCAAAGCAAGTGCGAACATCTGTGGCAGAAACAGCCAAGCGGTTCGACATGACAAAGCGGAAGCCCATGAAGGTGTCCACATCCCCAGAAACCAATGCCTTTACGGTATTGAAATCACTGCTAGTTACCTGAGTTGTTCCAAGCAAATCTTCAATCTGCTTTGGGCCAACTGCAATGAAACGTGGGATAGATGGGTCAACGTCAGCTAGGTCTAACTTGCGTTTTGCTTCAGTTAGCTTTGCAACGGTCAATCCATCGTTTGATGATGCTGAACCAACAGAGTTGGCGGTTGCATCTAGGTTTGCTGTACCAGAACCAGTTTCGCCTGTTGAGGCAGCACCAGTTGCAGCAGAGATGATAACGTCATCCATCGCACGGCCCATAGCAGCAGCAGCCGCTTGAGCATAAGATGAAGTCGGATCAATCAACATACGAACTTTATCCTGATCGTCAATTAGATCAGCATACTCGTAGTCAGCTAGGGACAAACGTCTACGCCCATGTGGGGTATCAATTTGAGGTGTGTCGGCATTTCTAGATGTGCGTAGCTGTGCTGTTGCTACACCAATCTGGTCTATGAAGGCATTTTTACCAACAATATTCTCAATCCGCACCGTATCACGCAAACGAGAACCCATCTGCTGTGATAACATCTGCACGTTAGCAGAGTATTGTTGCACAAATGCCGTGGTGATTTCTGATGACATATTATGTCTCCTAAGTTCACACGGTTTAAGTTACACTAATTTCGATGCGCTACCCTTACGGACACTTCTAGGTTTTTGAGCCACCATTAGGCTATCGTCTATCCGACTGTCTTGAGGACGATTTACACCGCTACCCTCTTTTGTTACCCAAGCGTGATACTTTTCTGCCAGATCAACTGGGTTATTTACATCACGTTGCGTACCAAATTCCACNGCCATTCTAAGNCATTCTAAGCGAACTGCCAATGGGGATAATTCATCTTCCATAATTATTCGCTTCCATGAACCATTGTAAACAAACTATTAACGTGTTCAATAGCCCTTTGCCGCCCTGTGACATTCTTTCTGTCATGGTAAGGATGGCTCTTGTCATTCATAATGGCATCAATCTCTGCTTGCGCTTGTACTGGCGTAAACACAGAAGTTCGTGCGCCATCATTGATTGTATCTTCACTTGTTACTGTAGATTTAAAATCACCTATAGCAGCAAATGCTTTTATAAAGGCAGGGTGATTACCAACTTTTGTACCGTCCTCAAGACGCATTTGCAGCATATCAAGTCCAGCAAACTGTTCTATAATGTCCTTTGCCGCTGCCACCTTGTCTCCAAAAGCATTACCCCATTCACGCTTTAACTCATTAGTTGTCTGTTCTGCTTGCTCTTGCGCCAACTGTTCCATTTGCTCTGTAGTCTGACCAACAGAACCTTTGTAGTAATCCAGTATTCCAGCCGCCTGTTGCGGTGAAAGACCCAGTTTGTGAGCTACGCCAGCATACTCTGTCGCAACTTCTTGCGTAATTACGTTGCCGTCTGTGGCAAACTCATAACCTTCTGGGGTTTCTGGCCTACCTAAACGACTGTATATGTTGCTTAAATCTTCTTCTGTGGGGTTTGTCGGAAACGGTATTTTGTCTGCACCGATAAGTTTTTGTGCATTAACAAAAGAACGCGCTAGATTTCCAACATCCTTAATAGGTGAAAGACTTGGATGCTCCCTTAAATCTTCTGGTATCATTTCCATGAAACCGTTACCAGACCCGCCTTGTGCAACCTCTGCTGGNGTTTCCAACANTGATGGTGCTACTTCTGGCTGGGCTACCTGTTCGGCAACTTGCTCTGACATAAATTACTCCTCATTCATCATGTTATAGATATGCAGTAAGACTGCACGTTTTCCTTCTTCAAATGCTGTAGCGTTGGCATCGCCAGCTACATAGCTTGAGGTTCTCCAATTACATCTTGCCTCAAGATCACTTAACACTTTCTTACCAGCAGTACTGCCAAATATATCGGTGTACATGGTTTTAAGTTGTGTTATCTGTTCGTTCATTTAGCTACCATCCTAGACGCTTGCGCTATCTGCGCTACGTCTTGTACGTCCTGACTTGCTTCCTGACGCTCCATCATAGCCTGTTGCTGCGCTGCCTGTTCTTCCCTGCTAGCATCAACCTCAGACTGAGGCTTTACAACTTTCTTAGGAACACCAAGGCTATCCATAACATGATTAACCAAGCCATCAGCATTGATGTGATCTGCAACTGGCAACGCTTGTGCTAGTGGCAGTAGTATCTCTAAGGCTTTCATTGTGCTGTTAAGGCTGCTTGATTTCTGTGCGCGAGCTAGTGGTGATACATACTCAACATCCACATCAATCCCCTGCAAAATCTCTGGTGGCGGTGCAAGCATATCTGCGCGGAGCATCAAAGCAAACACACGGTCAATCATTGGGCGTAGCATCTCGTTCATCAAACGCCCTAATACTGGCCCTATAACGCGCATACGCTCCTCTTGGCGTTGTACTACCTCTGTAGCTGTCATATTAGGTGAACCGCCTGTTAGAAGCTGATCTACATAGAAGGCAGAACGTATAGCTGATCTACGCTGTTCTTCCATGTTTAGGCCGATAGGAATGTTTGCGCCTGTGTTCAGTGGCGTGATTGTGTCTCTTGTGCCACTTCTAAAGAAGTTAAGTCCCCCAGGCTGGGTACGGACAGGGAGAAGAAACCCGTCATCAGGAACTAACAAGGGAGGATCTATTAGTTTCTGCGCAGCTTGTATGATGGTCTTTGACATAAGATTTAACATCTTAACATCTGGCAACGCCACCATAGCTGGGGAACGCCCCATCACTTCTCCAGTTGCCTTGAGGAAGCGCGGAACAACGTATGGGAACTCCTGAAACCCACTTTCTTGCATAACCATTTTTGTTTCCATGCAAATGTACATAGAGGCAAACGGCATATTTTTGTTGTCCTGTTTAGTCGGGTCACGTTCTTTGCGTGGCATTACGCAATGAAGGACAGTCACTTCTTCGTCAGGCTTTTTCTCAAATCTTTTTTGGATAAACGTACTTACATTTTCTATACCAAAACGCTGCACTGCTTGTCGCGCTGGCAACACATACTTACGGAATACAGTATCAACAATACCAAACTGATCTTCAGCAACATAAAACTCTGATATGTGCCGTGTGCTAAAGCGCATACTAGCCTTGTCCATCTCCACAAACATACAGCCTGTGCCAAAAACAACTAAGTCCACATACATTTCATGGACTTCAGTTTCAAAGTTGGACATTGTTATGGCTCTCATCATACGAGAGCTAGTATCTTCCAGCCATGCTTGGACTTCTTCATCACGCCCAAGCTCATCATCCTTTAGAGTTAGGTGAAACCACGGTGTTGCACCGCTTGTAAGCATACCATGCAGTGATGAAGCAAGTAGATCAACAGACTGCAATGCAGTGCCATCAAAGATAAGCTCCATACGCTTTTCGCCTCTGGCGCGTTTGCGTACAATATCTGCTTTGCGGGGAAGCATATAGTCAGCAAGTTCTTGGTAATGGCTATCCCAATTAGCTCTCTGGCTTTCTAAATACTCAAAACGACTAACTATAGATTTTGTGTTATCCATTACTTACCCCAATAATGTAGGCGAACTAGACGTACCTGTTTCAGTTTCATCACCAGTAATCCCGCCGCCAACAACTGTTGACCCAGCCCCTTTGCGTTTCTTTCTTTCATTTGACACAGCTTCATCAGACAATGCGGCAGCTTTTTAATCAGGTTTAGCTATAGGCTCTGGCACTGGTGGTGGTGGTGGTGTGTAAACTTTTGGCTTTAAAAATGACATAACTATGCTTTCTCTACTGCCTTCTTAATTGGCTTTGCTGATAAAGTACCGTACTCTTCCATTATTGTCCCAGCTTGCCCAGCACGCTTAATGCGTTTTCTGCCACGCCCAAGAACCGTAACATCATCAGGGATAATTTCTGGCGTTACTTCTGGCGTAATTTCTAAATCGGGCATCTCTCCAAGCATAGCTCTACGCTCTTCATCAGTTGTCCCCGCCACAGTATCAAAAAGTTCCTTGCCTATTTTTTTTGTTGGCTTTTCAATAGTAGCTTCAATTATGTTTCCAGCATTTTTAGTCAAAGCTCTGGCGGTCTTTTTAAATGTTCTTATTACACTGCCCATTATTATTTCCCCACTGATGAAAACCTAAACGCTGTGTTTCAACTCTTAAACCAAAAAATTGATTGTATCCTTTACTTGATAACACATTTTTTACTTTACGAAAACCCATTGCAACATTACTCTTACCGCCCTCTGCTATAAAGTCAATTAACCAAGGTACATCCCCCCCGCCTACAAACCCCTCTGGCATAAATTCTAAAGTTTGAACATACTCACTTACTTGATTGTAATTCGGAAACCCCCAAGACGCATAAAAAATAGGAAGCTGTTGTTTGTCTCTTACCATAAGGTACTGATTAGCTTGTAAAGCAGGTGTTACATATCGTTCTATTTCTTTTTTGCTAAACCAATTATGAAAATTACTTCTACTCATTAAATATAAAACGTCACTTATGTCCTCGTTTTCTGGGGTCATAACGAAAACGGATTGTACTCATTGACGGCAATTTGTTGCGGTGGACGAACCAGAGCTTGTCTATTCTCCATGCCAACAGCCAGATACC